GATGTAGACAACCGTTATATAAAAGCAAAAATAATATCGTGTGGTAATTTAGTTGAAGGATTAAAAGATGGTGACACGATATATTACGATAAACATGCTGGACACGACATATCATGGAAAGACACTCTGTATAGAGTTATTCGTGATGGTGACGTTGTTCTAGTAGATTAAGCCTAAACCATAATCCAAAACCCTTAAACTTAAAAACGAAAACAAATTATTAATTAAAAGAACAAAAAATGAAAGTTTTACGATTCAAAAAAGTTGCGACTAGCACAAACGACGCAAATATAGAGTATTATGTTCCTGCTGATAGAATCCTAGCTATGGTTTCTTCATCTACAAATAACACTCTAACTTTACGATTAAAAGCAATTGCTGGTACAAGTAACGACACTGCTGGTGATACAATTGTAATCACTGCAACAGGTGCTGCTGAAACAACTGGTGATTTAATCGCTGAGCATTTATATGGTAATATGGCCAATGGAGCTTCACCAGTAATAGATGCTAATTTTAACAATAGCGCGATATCAGCATTGGTATTGACAGCTGTCTAATTATTAACCCTTAAATATATATTGATATGAATATTTTAAAACTAAGAAAAGATGCTAACGAATGCACTTGGTTGCCTGCTGATAAAGTAGAGTTTATAGACGTTGTTGATGCTAATACTGTTGATCTTCGATGTCTTGGTACTTCAGATGATTTAGCTTTTGACGAAGTTGCTATAACAGCGACTGGTAAATCTAGCGAAGTAGCTGAAGTAATAGCAGGACACATACATCAAAGCGCTATCCAAAAAGGTGGTGTTATTAATGTAGCCGCTATAGATGGTGTAACCAGTATAGCTGCAATAGCTGCTGCTTAATCTTGAATGAGATTAACCGCGCAGGATCTGCGTGAATTAAACATCCTTAAGTATTACAGGCTCACTAGAAAGTGGGTCTGTAAAACTTACGGGTTAAAAGATGCAGATTTGGAATTATTAATTTATTTAGATTGTAAAGGAAGATTTACACGAAACGATTTTATCAACGGAGTTTACACATATTCGTGGGATAAAGCAAGGTGGGAAAGATTAAGGGATGGAGGTTGGATTGATGTTTGGAGGCATAGAAATAGAACAACTATTATGTACTCTGTATTTAAAACTTCTTTCAAATGCTCTCAAATGATAAGTAGAATTTACAGAATACTTCTAGGTGAGGAAGATCTTCCTACATCAGAAAGAAGTGTATTTTATAACAACAAGTCATATACAGATAAAGTTTACAATAAAGCTATAGATGATATGATTAAAGATAAAGATAGATAAAAATATGTATGATAAAATAAATGCTTTGGCGTCACAAATGCGTTCACCTGTAAGACGTATTACCGACCCTAGCACAAGTCAACAAAATAGACCTCTTGAAACTGATAGTTCTTTATCAGAGTTTGATAGTTTTAATTTTGACGATTTATATGGTGTTACTCCAGATGGTTTTTATGACACAACCGGAATGGGTTATAATTACACTATTGCTGCCTACGGTGATGATTCTGAGAAAAAACTAAAAAAAGGCAGGTATTCATATACTGAAAGAGTTTTAGTTTTAAATGAAGAAGCTAGAAAAATTTTAAGAGAAGATATAGAATATTTTGAAAACGCTGATGATATTGATGATTTTAGTTATGCTAGAGTAATGGAAACTCACAGCCCTGTTAGTACAGACAGGATGTTTGATGTTATACAAACAACTAAAATAGAAAATAAAGATGGTGATTTAGAACAAGTGATTGTTAAAAGTAAAAATAAAACAACAATATATACCTATGATCCAGAAAGTGGTAAACTACTTAATATAGATGACCAAGATGTAGATAACGAATCTGAATTAAGAACTAGTAGGGGTGAAGTAGAGTATGTTAAGGGTGAACTTGGTATAGGTACTAACTAAAAAAAAGTAAATGGCATTTAAACTAGGATCAGAAAAAGGTAATTACGCTGTTAACGGTGAAATAAAAACAAAAATGCGTTTTGGCCAGCAAGCTGGTGGAGACGCGTCTGTACCTGGTACTCCAGTAATTAGAGTACCATTAGATGAAGGTGTTATGGGTGAAGCCAATATGGATGGTAGTATATTTATTAGTGATCAAATAACACCTGGTAGTCAAGAAGAATCACAAGTAATAAACCACGAAATGAGACACGCTACAGACATGAAAACAGGTAAACTAGCGTATACAGACGATTATGTTATGTATAACGGAGATAAATTTATGAGAAAAAATATTAATGGTGTTGATGCTATATTGGTAGATGGTAAATGGAAAGAAGCTGGAGACACTGGTTTTCCTTGGGAAAACGATGCTAATAATGGTCACGATGAAGGATATATTTAAAGATAATAATGATTATAATGAAAAATCTGTTATAGGATTTTTAGCATTTGCAGTAATGTGTGTGATTATGTTAGTAGACGTAATAACGGGTTATTTTGGTAAAGACCTAGTAATTAATGAATTTATATACGATTCATTTGTATTTGTAGTGATTGGTTGCTTCGGTATAAGTGGATTAGAAAAATTTGCAAAAAAGAAATAATATGTTAGATAAATTATTTGGAGGTGGCGCTGCTGACCTCGTTAAAAGTGTAGGTGGTGTTATAGATGGTTTACATACATCTGACGAAGAAAAACTCGCTGCAGAGTTAAAAGTAAAAGAGTTAGTAGCACAATACGAAACTCAAATGGAAAAAGAAATAACTTCTAGATGGCAAGCAGACATGAAGTCAGATTCATGGTTATCTAAAAACATCAGACCATTAGTTTTAGCATTTTTAGTAATATCAACTGTACTATTAATATTTATAGATGCAGGTGCTATTAACTTTGTGGTAGAACAAAAATGGACTGACTTATTACAATTAGTATTAATAACCGTGATCGGTGCTTATTTTGGTGGTCGATCATTTGAAAAAGTAAAAAAATAAAAAAATGGGAATAAATTCAACAGAAGTCTCTTATGGCTTTGGACAATTAGGTAGCGTATACACCACAGCAAGTAGTGACGCTATAAAGCCACCAACAAATAAAGTTTTTGTAGCTATAACAATGTTAGCTGATACTGTTTTTGATGACTCAGCTGGTTTAGTTGCTGATAATCCAACTGTTAGAACAGCTGTAAATACTACAGCAGTAGCCGCTGTTTATATAGGTACAGAAAAAGCCGCTGGTGATTTAGCTGCTGGATCAGAAACTACAGACGAAGGATCTGGTGGTCTTATTATTGGTGGTAGTAGTGAAGCAGACGCCGTTACGTTTCCAAAAGGAGTTACTATTTACGGTAGATGGACTGAAATAGATGTTCACTCTGGAGCTGTGATAGCTTATATAGGAGACTAATGTTAGGATTAGGTAACAGCGTAACTTCTAGTCAATATGTAGATAGCTGGACACCAGCAAGTTTATCAAACTTAACGTTGTGGTTAAAGGTTAATCAAAATATTACTGCGGATCAAGATAGCGGTGGTACTTCTGTCACTCATAGTACAGCGGCTGGAAATATGGCAGATCAAGACAAAATTAATGCTTGGAACGCTTTTGGTTCTACAAGTATAAACGCAGTGCAAACAGATACTGGCGACAAACCTCTTTGGGAAACAGATGCGGCAGATATTGGTGGTGTAAAATTCCATAATCAAATTAAATTTATGGATCTTTCTGAAGAAATTGATTTAGATGCAAACACAGATTTTACAATAGCTGTAAGATTTAAAGCTACTGATTTAAGTGCTGCTCGTGGTCTTATGGGGAGCGCCGCTACTGAGTTTTTAAGATTAAATAGTAACACAACCTTAAGAGCTAAAGTAAACAATGTAAATAGAGATTTCGCTTTAGCAAGTGGAACTATAGCGACCGATGAGTACTTTACAGTTCTTATTGTTAGAAGTGATGGTTCTACAGGGAATTTAAACGTGTTTATTAGAGGAAACGAATCTCTAAATGGTACTGCTACAGGAACACAAATGGGTAGTCAGTTAACAGACGCCGGTGAAATAACAATAAGTGACATAGGAGCATCTTTTGACGAAAGTGGTAATTTTGTAGGATTTTTTAAAGATGTACTTATATGGGATGGAACAGCTGCTAGCTCAGGAGATAGAAAAGAAATATTTGACTATATAGAAGGACAATAAAATAAAATTAACTTAAATTAAATGAAAATGGCAAAAAAAGAAAAGGTTCTGGATCTTAAACCAGAAAAAATAACTGATGAACAACTAGAAAAAGTTCAAAAAACAGTAAACAACATGAATAGATCACAGTTAGAAATAGGTTCTATGGAGCTTAGAAAGCATGATCTTTTGCATGGTATAGCTGGTCTTAGAGATGAACTTACTTTGTTACAAAAAGAATTTGAAAAAGAATACGGTACATTTGATATAGATATTCAAAGTGGTGCTATAAATTATACAAAAGAAAATGGCGAAGTTAATTCGTAAAATCTCAGTAGGGAAAGATTACAAAAACGACGCCATGCACTATGCTGTTGGACAAGAAGTTTATGGAGGTCATACTATTTGTGATATATTAGAAGAAGATGAAAAATATTCTATATATATCAAAAAAAACAAAGACGTTTTACCTTGGAAAGACTTTAACAAAAACATGGCTGTATCTATAGAATATAATCTAGAATACTAATGAAAAGTGTTTACAACTTTGTTGTAAAACCAAAAGGAGAAAGATACAATAATAGCAAAAAAATTGGTGATAAAGAGTTAATACTTAACACTGAAATATTTAATCATCAATATGTAAACAGAGAAGCTTTTGTTGTATCAACACCTATAATTGGTGATACAGATATAAAACCAGGTGACACAGTGATAGTTCATCACAACGTGTTTAGAAGATGGAACAATGTAAAAGGTATAGAAAAAAATAGTAGAAGTTATTTTAATGAATCTACTTATTTTATAAACCACGACCAAATATTTTTATATAAAAGAAAAAAAGAGTGGATAGCTCCAAGAGGTTATTGTTTTATAAAACCTTTAAAAGCAATAGATCAGTTTAATATTGAATCAGAAAAACCACTTCAAGGTGTTGTTAAGTATACAGATGGTACGGTGAAGATTGGCGATCTAATTGGTTTTAGACCAAAAAGTGAATACGAATTTATAGTAGATGGTGAAAGACTATATAGAGTTTTATCAAATTTTATTACAATTAAATATGAATACCAAGGAGACGAAGAAGAATATAATCCAAGCTGGGCATAAGGCCGTTGATGAATTAATCAAAGTTGCTAAAGAACCTATTGTAGACTCTGATGATGATATATCAGCAGATAGATTAAAAAATGCCGCGGCTACTAAAAAACTAGCTATATTTGACGCATTTGAAATACTTAACAGAATTCAAGAAGAAGAGAACCTGCTTGAGGGCAAAGCACCTGAAGAGAGAAAGGAAAAAATCTTTAAAGGATTCGCAGAAGGCAGATCTAAGTAATGTACGAGCAAAATTTAGTTAAAACAATAAAACCTATTAAACGCGCGACTATAAGTCGGCTTAACAAATCTAAAAAATGGAAATATGGATACAATAAAGAACATGATATCATTGTTATATCAAAAACTGGTCAAATTGGCGAAGTGGTTGAAATCCAAAATTTGCGAATTGCGCTGCCAAGAGTGCCAGGGCAAGTGTACAAACATGAATTAAATAAATGGGCTAAACAAGATTATCCTAAAGAACTTGCTAGGTTAAAAAATATATTTGACTGGAAAAACCATCCAGAAGAACAAAAAGAACAATGGTTTGACTATATAGACGAAGAGTTTAAAAGAAGAGATGAAGGTTTTTGGTTTGTTAACAATAGTAAACCAACTTACATAACAGGTACTCATTATATGTATCTACAATGGAGCAAGATAGATGTTGGGGCTCCTGATTTTAGAGAAGCTAACAGGTTGTTTTATATATTTTGGGAAGCTTGTAAAGCGGATAAAAGATGTTATGGTATGTGTTACCTAAAAAACAGAAGGTCAGGATTTTCGTTTATGTCATCTGCAGAAACAGTTAACTTAGCCACACTTGCAAGTGATAGTAGATATGGTATACTTTCTAAAACAGGTGCTGATGCTAAAAAAATGTTTACAGACAAAGTTGTACCGATTAGTATAAACTATCCGTTTTTCTTTAAACCTATACAAGACGGTATGGATCGACCTAAATCAGAGTTAGCGTATAGAGTGCCCGCTAGTAAATTCACTAGAAAAAAGATTACAACAAATGAAAAGTTAGAAGACATACAGGGGTTAGATACAACTATAGATTGGAAAAATACAGGTGATAATAGTTACGACGGTGAAAAGTTAAATTTATTAGTGCATGACGAAAGCGGTAAATGGGAAAGGCCTGATAACATACTAAACAACTGGCGAGTTACAAAAACTTGCTTGCGGTTAGGTAGTAGAATAGTTGGTAAATGCATGATGGGATCTACTTCTAACGCTCTTGATAAAGGAGGTGATAATTTTAAAAAACTATATAATGCAAGTGATGTCACAAAGCGAAATAGAAACGGCCAAACAAAATCTGGTTTATACTCTTTGTTTATCCCAATGGAATGGAACTATGAAGGATTTATTGACGAATACGGAGTTCCAGTATTTACTACTCCTGACGGGGATGTGCTCGCACCAGATGGTGAATTAATAGATATAGGTGTAATAGACAGTTGGCAAAACGAAGTTGACGGATTAAAAGACGATCAAGATGCTTTAAACGAGTTTTACAGACAGTTCCCGAGAACTGAAGAGCACGCGTTTAGAGATGAAACAAAAAATAGTATTTTTAATCTTGTAAAAATATATGAACAAATAGATTATAATGAAGAAATGTCTAGAACATTAGGCATTACTAGAGGTAATTTTCAATGGGTAAATGGCGTAAAAGACACGCAGGTTATATTTTATCCAGATGCAAAAGGTAGATTTAAGGTTAGCTGGGTGCCACCCCAACAGTTACAAAATAGAGTTATACTTAAAAATGGGGTAAAACATCCTGGAAATGAACACATGGGGGCGTTTGGTTGTGATTCATATGATATATCAGGAACTGTAGATGGTGGTGGATCTAAAGGTTCTTTACACGGTTTAACTAAGTTTAGCATGGAAGACGCTCCTGCTAATAGTTTTTTCTTAGAATACTTGTCAAGACCTCCAACAGCAGAGATGTTCTTTGAAGACGTATTAATGGCGCTAGTATTTTACAGCATGCCAATACTAGCAGAAAATAATAAACCGAGGTTGTTGTACTATTTAAGAAGAAGAGGTTATAGAGGTTTTAGTATGAATCGTCCTGATAAGATTTGGAATAAATTATCTGTAGCAGAAAAAGAAATTGGTGGCATACCAAATTCAAGCGAAGATATAAAACAAGCACATGCCGCTGCAATAGAAATGTACATACAAGATCATGTTGGCATGAAACAAGATGGAACTTTTGGTAATTTATATTTTAATGAGTTACTAAATGATTGGAGTAGGTTTGATATTACAAAAAGAACAAAGTTTGATGCAACTATAAGTAGTGGTTTAGCTATAATGGCAAACAATAAACATTTATATGCGCCAAATGCTAAAATCGAAAAACCTAAACTAAATATAAATATATCCAAGTATACTAATACTGGAACTAATTCAAGAATAATTAAGCAATAAATATGGCATATTCTAGCAAAAGCTATTTTCCTAGTCAAACTGTTAGTGACGCTGAAAAGCTGAGCTATGACTATGGTTTAAAAGTTGGTAAAGCAATAGAGCAAGAGTGGTTTGATAATGATAGAAATATTAACAGATACAGAACTAACCACAGTGATTTTCACGATTTAAGATTGTACGCTAGAGGCGAACAGTCTATTCAAAAGTATAAGGATGAATTGTCTATAAATGGTGATTTGTCCTATTTAAATTTAGACTGGAAACCTGTACCTATTATATCTAAATTTGTAGATATTGTTGTTAATGGTATAGCGGAAAGAACATACGATATAAAAGCTTATTCACAAGATCCATATGGAGTTTCTAAAAGAACAAAATATATGGACGCTGTGTTAAAAGACATGAGGTTAAGAGAGTTTAATCAAACTGTTCAACAAGATTTAAATTTAAACGTTAGAGACAGTAACGTACAAGAACTACCAGATACAGATGAAGAATTAGCACTTCACATGCAAATAACTTACAAGCAATCAGCTGAGTTAGCAGAAGAACAAGCTTTAAACGTCTTGATGGAAGGTAATAAATATGAGTTAATTAAAAAGCAGTTTTATTACGATCTTACTGTGTTAGGCATAGGTGCTGTTAAAACCTCTTTTAACACATCTGAAGGCGTTGTTATTGACTATGTAGATCCAGCTAATTTAGTATATTCTTACACAGAATCTCCATATTTTGAAGATATATATTATGTTGGAGAAGTAAAATCAATTCCAGTAAATGAACTAGCAAAACAATTTCCATTTTTATCAGAAAGTGATTTAGATGAAATAATGAGCAATAAATCTAATAATAGATCTAATTATAACTCAAGACACAATTACGACAAAGAAGATAATAACACTATACAAGTTTTGTATTTTAATTATAAAACTTATATGAATGAAGTTTACAAAGTAAAAGAAACTGGAACTGGCGCTGAAAAAGTAATACCTAAAGATGACTCCTTTAGTCCGCCAGAAGGTATGCAGGGTGGTTATGGCAAAATGTTAAGATCAATAGAGTGTTTGTACGAGGGCGCTATGATACTTGGTACAAATAGACTACTTAAGTGGGAAATGGCAAAAAACATGATGCGTCCTAAAAGTAATTTTACTAAAGTAAAAATGAACTATGCTATTGTAGCTCCTAGAATGTATAATGGTAAAATAGATTCTTTAGTTAAAAAAATAACTGGATTTGCTGATATGATTCAATTAACACACCTAAAGTTACAACAAGTATTATCACGTATGGTTCCTGATGGTGTTTATCTAGATGCTGATGGTTTAGCAGAAATAGATTTAGGCAACGGTACAAACTATAATCCACAAGAAGCTTTAAATATGTTTTTTCAAACAGGTTCTGTTATCGGTAGAAGTTTTACTTCAGAAGGCGATATGAATCCAGGTAAAGTTCCTATTCAAGAAATAACTAGCGGTAATGGTGGTAATAAAATGCAAGCGCTTATAGGTAATTATAACTACTATATGCAAATGATTAGAGATGTAACTGGGTTAAATGAGGCTAGAGACGGTAGTATGCCAGATAAAAATGCTTTAGTGGGCGTTCAGAAATTAGCCGCTGCAAACAGCAACACTGCGACAAGACACATATTGCAAGCTGGCTTGTATTTAACAGCTGAAACGGCAGAATGCCTATCACTAAGAATATCGGATATACTAGAGTATTCACCAACAAAAGAAGCTTTCATACAATCAATAGGCGTGCACAATTCATCTATACTTGAAGAGTTAAAAGAACTTCACTTGTACGATTTTGGTATTTTCATTGAACTACAACCAGATGAAGAAGAAAAAATGATGTTAGAAAATAACATTCAAATGGCATTACAACAACAGGTTATAGAATTAGCCGATGCAATTGATATTAGAGAAATAAAAAATATAAAGCTAGCTAATCAACTTTTAAAAATAAGAAGAAAGAAAAAACTTGATAGAGATCAGCAGGTACAAATGCAAAACATGCAACAACAGGCTCAGTTAAACCAGCAGTCTGCTCAAGCAGCAGCTCAAGCTGAGGTGCAAAAAAACCAAGCAATATCACAAAGTCAAGCTCAATTAGAACAAGTGAAATCTCAATTAGAATCTCAAAAAATGCAACAAGAAGTTATGCATAAGAAAGAATTAATGGAATTAGAATTTAATTACAACATGCAACTTAAAGGCATTGAAGTTGAAGGACAAAAAAGTAAAGAGAAAGAAAAAGAAGATCGTAAAGATGAAAGAACTAGAATTCAAGCATCTCAACAATCAGAATTAATTGATCAAAGAAACAACAACAAACCACCTAAAAATTTTAGTCAAGCTACGTCTATGATGGATTTTGAATCCGAGGGTAATGATTTATTAAGTGGTGGATTTGGTTTAGGACAATTTGATCCTCAATAAATTTATTAATTATTATTATATTATATTATGGAAAACAAAAAAGAAGAACCTACAGTAGATAATACTGTGGAAAAAATAAAGGTTAAAAAACCTAAAGCAAAAAAATTTGCAACACCTAAAGACAATGTTACAAAAGTTAACATTAAAGATAAATCAGAAGAAAAAAAAGAAGACGTTACCAAGGTTGATTTAACTAAAGAGCAAGAGCCAAAAGAAAATGAAGTTAAAAAAGATAACACTAACGACGAAGGAGTGGTTGCAGAGTCTAAAGATGCCGAGTCCACACAGGAACAAGAAAAAATACAATCGGAAGAAAAAACACAACAAACTCCAGTATTAGAAGAAGTAACAGAAGATTCTACAGAGCAAGAGGTTGCTAAAGTAGAAGAAAAAGTTGAGGAAGCTATAGCTGAAGCAGAAGCTACTGGAAAACCATTACCAGAAAACATTCAAAAGTTAATTGACTTTATGGAAGAAACTGGTGGTGATTTAAATGATTACGTAAAACTTAACCAAGATTATAGCAAAGTTGATGATAATACTATTTTAAAAGAGTATTATAAAAAAACAAAACCACACCTAAATAACGAGGAAATTAACTTTCTTATGGAAGACACGTTCTCTTATGACGAAGAAGTAGACGAAGAAATAGAGATTAAAAGAAAAAAATTAGCGTTAAAAGAGCAAGTTGCCAACGCTAAACGCCACTTGGACGGGCAAAAGTCCAAATACTATAAAGACATTAAGGCTGGAAACAAACTTACAACTGAGCAACAAAAAGCTGTAAATTTCTTTAATAGATACAACAAGGAGTCAAAAGCAAATCAAGAAATAGCAAAAACAAACTCTGATATTTTTACTCAAAAAACTAATCAAGTTTTTAACAGCGAGTTCAAAGGTTTTGAATATAACGTTGGTGAAAAAAAATATAGATTTAACGTGAACAACGCTGAAGAAATTAAAGAAACTCAAAGCAATTTAAATAATTTTACCAAAAAGTTTTTGGATAAAAAAATGGCTTTAACAGACGCTATGGGTTATCATAAATCTCTTTATACAGCGATGAACGCAGATGCTATTGCTAAACATTTTTACGAACAAGGAAAGGCAGATGCAATAAAAAATAGTATTGCTAAGTCTAAAAACGTTGATATGAACCCAAGACAAAGTCATGGCGTAGTAGAAGCTGGTGGAATTAAAGTAAGAGTGTTAGGTGATAATTCTTCTGATTTCAAGTTTAAAATTAAAAACAAAAATAAATAACAATTTAAAATTAAAAAATTATGGCAATTACTCCAGGAGATAATTTGAATAGCGTTGCTGCTCCACAAAAGCAAGCGTTAAACACAAATTATCTAGACTTAGCTACGGGATCAGCAGATACCCTAGGCTGGGCACAACAATACGTACCAGATCTTATTGAAAAAGAAGCTGAGGTTTTTGGAAACAGAACTATCTCAGGATTTCTTTCACAAGTAGGAGCTGAAGAGAGCATGACAGCTGATCAAGTTGTATGGTCTGAACAAGGTAGATTACACTTAGCTTATAAATGTACTATGATCGATGCTGATCAAGGTATTGGCGGCGACAATCCAGGGTGTGAGATTGAAATATTAACTGACATGGATGGTCAAGATCCAGGTTCTGATCACGGTGTTCGTGTAAATGACACTGTAATTGTAGCTGGTGGAACTGGTGTTACTTTTAAAGGTCTTGTAACACAGGTAAGTGGTACAAACATTGAAGTAGCTAACTATGAAGATGCTGATGCAGCTGCTGGTATAGCTGATGCAGCTTCATGTACTATATTAGTTTATGGTTCTGAGTTTGGAAAAGGTAGATCATACCAGACTAGCGCTGGTTATGGTACTGACGGTTCTTATGGAACAGCTACTGATTCAAGAGGTGCTAACGAGCCTAAGTTCAAAACATTTACTAACAAGCCAATTATATTAAAAGATTACTACGAAGTATCAGGTTCTGATGCGTCTAGAATTGGTTGGGTAGAAATTACTAGTGAAACAGGCGCTTCTGGATACTTATGGTATTTAAAAGCTGAGGCTGATACAAGAGCTAGATTTACTGACTACTTAGAAATGTCAATGATTGAAGGTGTTAAAGGTTCTGGAACTACTGATGTTGATTTAATGGTTGGCGGAACTAATGGCGACGCTGTTGGTACTGAAGGTTTATTTGCAGCTATCGAAGATAGAGGTAATTTAACCTCTGGTGTTACTGGTGTTAACGCTGCTACTGATTTAGCTGAGTTCGACGCTATTTTAGCTGAATTTGACAAGCAAGGTGCTATTGAGGAAAACATGATGTTTGTAAACAGAGCTACTTCGTTAGCAATGGATGATATGTTGGCTTCTATGAATTCTTACGGAGCTGGTGGTACTTCTTACGGAGTGTTTGACAACTCTGAAGACATGGCGCTTAATTTAGGTTTTTCTGGATTCCGAAGAGGTTCTTATGACTTCTACAAATCTGACTTTAGATACTTAAATGACTTTGCTACAAGAGGTGGTATTAACGCTGTTGCTGGTGCTAGCGCTATTAGAGGGGTTGTAATCCCAGCTGGTACATCAACTGTTTATGACCAACAATTAGGAAAAAATCTTAAAAGACCTTTCTTACATGTTCGTTATAGAGCTTCTCAAACTGACAACAGAAAGATGAAAACTTGGGTTACTGGTTCGGTTGGTGCTGCTACATCTGCACTTGACGCGATGCAAATACACATGCTTTCTGAAAGATGTTTAGTTGTACAAGGTGCTAACAATTTCATGTTAATGAAGTAAGCATTTATTATATTAAAGAGACTGGGATTAATTTCCCAGTCCCTTTATTTTTATTAATTTTATTATATATTATATTATGACAAAAAAACAAGAAACAAAAAAAGTGGTTGCAACACCACCAGTTGAAGAACAACCAAAAGTTGTGAAACAAACAAAAGTTGAAACACCGGTTATGGAAAAACCATTACTAAAAAAAGAAACTTGGGAATTAAAAAACAGAATGTACTATTTGAAAGGTGGTAAAAAACCTGTTAGTAGATCTATAAGATCATCAAATATATATTATTTTGACGAAGAAAAAGGATACGAAAGAGAATTGAAGTATTGTTCAAACCAAAGAACACCTTTTGTTGATGAAATGAAAGGCGATCAAAGACTAGAACATATTATATTTAGAGACGGTGCTTTGTACGTAGGAAGAGAGAAAACAGTTTTACAAAAGCTATTAAGCTTATACCACCCACATAAAGACACACTTTATTACGAACACAAACCACAATTAATAGCAGAAGATCAACTAGAAAATATTAATTTAGAAGTAGACGCTTTAGTCGCGGCTAGAAACTTAGATGTTGATATGGCTGAAGCTGTTATGCGTACTGAGGTTGGTTCTAAAGTGTCAAACATGAGTTCTAAAGAACTTAAACGCGATTTACTTATATTTGCTAAAAGAAATCCTAGTTTGTTCTTAGATTTAGTAAATGATGAAAATATTGTTCTTAGAAATTTTGGTATTAGAGCCGTTGAAGAAAAAATATTAGTGTTATCACAAGATCAACGAACTATTTCATGGGGTTCTAATAATAGAAAACTATTAAACGTTCCTTTTGATGAACATCCGTACTCAGCATTAGCTGCTTGGTTTAAAACTGACGAGGGTATGGAAATATACTCAAGTATTGAAAAAAGATTAAATTAATCTAACTGTAGAGCGGTCGCCCTACGGGGCGATCGTAACTACTAAAATATAATAAAATGGAAAACAAAAAATCAAAAGGATTAGGCGACTCAATAGAAAAATTTATGAAAGCAACAGGAATACATGATTTAGCTAAAGCTGGAGCAAAAGCTATGGGCAAGAAAGATTGTGGGTGTGGTAAAAGAAGAGACGCTTTAAATAAAAAATTTCCTTATCAAAAATAAAAAAATATTATGGCAATAAGTGTAGATGATGTTTATCAAAAAGTTTTAGCTATAGCTAATAAAGAACAGAGAGGTTATATAACTCCACAAGAGTTTAATTTGTTTGCCGATCACTCTCAAAAAGAAATATTCGAGCAATACTTTTATGACTTAAATCAGTTTAATAGAATACCTGGTAATTCAATGGGTCACTCTGATATGAAAGACATTATAGAAAGTAAAATAAGTGCTTTTGAAATTTGGACAGACATTGCTAACACTGTTTTTGATTCTGATGGAAATATAGATTTAGGACAGTTTTCATTATACAGAATAGTAGAAGTAATGGTTGATTACAATTCTAATAAAAAAAATGTAATTGCAGAAGAAGTTACCGCTAAAGAGTATACAAAATACAGTAACAGTCCTTTAGCTAAAGAAAGCGAAAAAAGACCAGTTTATATACACGATGCTTCTGGTTTTGATAGAATTAAAATAATTCCACCTCCGCCCGTAGAAGGTGGTGTAAAAATAAATTACATTAAAAAACCATCAACACCTAAGTGGGGATATATAGTTTCTCAAAATAGTAACACAGCTCTTTGGAATCCAGGCGCATCAACAGATTTTGAATTACATCCGTCAGAAGAATCAGAATTAGTTTATAAAATATTAAAACTAGCTGGTATATCAATGGTAAGAGACGATATTATGAGAGCTGGTCAAGGTATGGAGTCAGTACAAATTCAACAAGAAAAACAATAAATAAATGGGATTATTAGACAACACTACTCAACAATCATATTACCAAGGTGATGATTACGGTAATTATCAATTTACGTCATTAGATAATATTATAACTCAATTTAAAATTGCTTATGTTGGAGAAAGCAAATTAATATCTAAAATAAAAAGAGCAGACATATCATTTTTTGCTCAAAGAGCTTTACAAGAGTTATCGTTTGACACGTTTAAATCTTGCAAGTCACAAGAAATTGTTTTGCCACCTAGTTTACAAATGATTCTTCCACGTGATTACGTTAACTACACTAAAGTTAGTTGGGTAGATTCATCAGGCGTTAAACACCCGTTATATCCAACAAGTAAAACTTCAAACCCTACAAAAATAATACAAGATAGTGATGGTAATTATGAGTTTCCAGGTGCTCACCCGGTTTTAGTTAATCAAGATTTTTCTAGTACATTTGCTGTGCCTTGGTACAAAAGTGATGTTTGGACAGAAGGAACAATCGCGCAGTCAAATGTTGTATTAGGAACTGATGCTATAGAAGTTGTTAGTGGAGAGTTAACATTTACTCAGCATGTACATAACTCTTGGAATAAAGATAAAAGTAGGTTGTATTATGCTTATCAAAAAATAGATGTAAGTAACTTAAACAGTATAGAGTTGTCAGCAAAAGGAACAGCAGCGGCAGCAGCTACAGACGTTACTGGTGGTACTTTAGTTATGGGTTTAATTGATTTTGATCCTACTGGAACTAACACTTTAAACTACAGCGCAAGTAATAATTATTCTGAACTTGCAGACCCAACAGCAATAAACTGGTTGCAAACTATAGATAATGAAAATGCTTATTTAGAGTGGCTACCAGGATCTAGCGCTGAAACTAAAACTCTTATTGAGGATAGCGCTATAGATGTTTCTAATCACAATGATGTTTGGGTTATTATTACTAGTAAGGTTGATTTTTCAATAGCAAATACAACGGCTTCTGCAGTTAATAGCATAGATGATATAGTATTAACTAATACAGAAATTTTAAACGTTTTAAAAACAGATCCTTTAACGTCTACAACTTGGGACAACTATAAATCCAATGCTCCTTCAGAAAATAGTAATCAAGATTACGAAGATGATATTCACTGGAAGATGAAAAGCGGTAGATACGGTTTAGACCCTCAACACGCTCAAGTTAATGGGTCTTTTTATATAGATTGTAAAAGTGGTAAAATACACTTTAGCTCTAACGTAAGCGGGCAAACCGTGGTATTAGATTATATAAGCGATAGTCTTGGCACTGATGAAGAAATGCAGGTTCACAAACTAGCTGAGGAAGCAATGTATAAACATATAGCGTACGCGATAGTATCAACTAGATCTAATGTGCCAGAATATATAGTTCAAAGATTTAAAAAAGAAAAATTTGCTGAAACTAGAAAAGCAAAACTAAGACTTTCTAACATTAAATTAGAAGAAATAACTCAAATTTTAAGAGGTAAATCAAAACAAATTAAACACTAGTACATGCCAGAGATTAAACAGAATTTTACCGGTGGTAAGATGAACAAGGATCTTGACGAAAGACTTGTTTCAAATGGAGAATATAGACATGCAATGAATGTACAAGTATCTACATCAGACAACTCTGAAGTAGGTACTGTTCAAAATCTTTTGAGTAATATTAAACTTCAACCGAACCAACAAGACTCACTTATAAGTCAAGATAATATTTGTGTCGGTAGTATAGATGACGAAAAAAACAATGCTGTATATTGGTTTTTATCACAAGGAGCTGGCGGTTCAATTAACGACGCGTTAATGAATTACAGTCTTACACCTGGTACAGCAATCACATCTCCAGATCCAATATTTAACGCCATATCTTCAGGTGCCAGTATAATGGAATACAAAGACAACACTGTATCACCTGTAGTTATAGAAGCTTCTAACGTTGTGTTACCATTACAAGGTTATTTCCAACAGTCAGTGCAGAGTCAAGCTGGTTATTATTTGTTGACTTTATTAAATTTTTATCCAACTCAAAATCAACTCATACTGCAGGGCATGGTCTTGTCAACTGTTTATGTTATACAATCTGGTTGGAACGCTAACAACACTCCAGCTATAACAAACACGTATGATTTTTCTAACGGTGCTAACTACACACCTCTTACTGGTCCAAGTCCAACAAGTGGAGTGTTTAATCCAGACCCACCAACAGTTAGCGGATTTGGCGCTAATAACTCTGTACAGTTATCTTATATGCCGGATGATTTGCTTACAGAGGTTACAGCTGGATCTATTTTGGCTTTTGAGTTTAACTTTGGAGAAGAATCTGGTTATAATCCTCCTTTAAACTTTCCTGTTGATGATAACGGTAATCACATCATGATAACTGGAATAAATATTATTGATGAAATGTTATTCTGGACGGATGGCCAAAACGAACCTAAAAAAATAAACATACCAAGATGTAAACTAGGAACTCCTACCAACCCAATTGGTTACACTAGACTCATAAACGAAGAAAGAGGTATAACAATGAGTGATAATATACCTTTAGCAGAGCAACACGTTACTCTTATTAGAAAACCACCTAGCAAAGCTCCAGTTTTAGATTTAAAAACAGGTAGAGATTATAGTGGTTTACAACTTAACCCACCAGAAGTATACACTGGCGCTGTAACTATAACAGTAGATCAGTTTCCAAATACTAATACTAATGATGATATAATAACAGCAACAGCGCCTAATATTGATCCGTATGATTTCTCAGGCGTATCAGTTGGTGAAACTGTAGAAATACAAATAGATGAAGATATATATGGTAATACGAACTTCACACTTGTAGACTGGAGTGTTGGTGGTCAAGTAGTTTTAAAAGAATATGACGATTTATCAAGTGGCGCTTCAGAGCCTCCAGCAATTCCAATAACGGATTATAGAATAAAAGCAGAAATAACCGACGCTCCAAACGGTTTTACAGCTACTGCTACAACGCCTATTATTGTAGAGTTAGAAATAATAAATATTGATGGCTTTCCACTAGGAGCTGATCCTAACACAGGAGAAAGAAAATATGCTATAGATAAATATGACACGTACGAAAGACTGTTTGAGTTTAAGTTTCCTAGATTTGCAACTAGATACAAATATAGCGACGGTGAATATTCTACTTATTCTCCTTTTACTCAAATAGCATTTGTTCCTGGAAGTTTTGATTATCATCCTAAGAAAGGTTATAATTTAGGTATGACCAACTTGATAAGTCAAATTGATATAAAAAACTTTAGATTAAACGATACGCCTTTAGATGTTGTTGAAATAGATATACTTTATAAAGAAGATGGTTCACCTAATGTTTATACCGTTGATACTATTAAAGTAAATTCTATTGATAATTATTGGCAAAATGACACATATACTATAAACAACGAAACAATTAAAGCTACAGTTCCTTCAAACCAACTGTTAAGATCTTGGGATAATGTTCCAAAAAGCGCATTAGCACAAGAAGTAACTGGTAACAGAATTGTTTTTGCTAACTACACTCAAGGCTGGGATGTTTTTGATACTGCTGGTAATCCATATTCTCCAAACTTTAAAATAAATTTACTTGAAACATCACATCCATTAGGTTGGGGTGATTATCAAACTAACACGATAAAATCTATAAAATCTCTAAGGGAATACCAACTAGGAGTTGTTTTTATTGACGAGTATGGTAGAGAAACGCCAGTTATATCAAATCCTTCTGGAGCTTTTGAAGTAGATTACTCAAGAGCAGATGAGGCTAATAGAATAAGGGTTAAGTTTGGATCTGATGCGCCTAAAAATCAAAAGTACTATAAGTTTTATATAAAACAAACATCTGGTGAGTATTATAATTTAGCAATGGATCGTTGGTATGACGCTGAGGACGGTAACGTTTGGTTGTCTTTTGCTAGTATTGATAGAAACAAAATAGATGAAGAAACGTTTTTATTACTAAAAAAATCACAAGAGTCTAGCGAAGCTGTAAAAACAAAAAATAGATATAAGGTTTTAGCGATAGAAAATGAAGCACCTGATTACATAAAAACAAACGTATTAAAAATTATATCTGCAAAACACTTTAATGGTACAGACCCTGTTTTTAACGCTAATACTACTTCTGATAATCCAGTGCAAGGAACAGATAAATTTACCTTGAATTATAATCATTTTAACAATACTTCAGCTAGTAAGTTACATGAAATAGATGATGGAGATTTGTATTTTACACTTTCACTAACAGGTTCTAGCGCAGAAAGTCAAGAGTACAGAATAACCTCTATAACTACAGACGCTTTTGATTCAACAGTACCTATTGATCCAAAGTATTATATACAAACAGATCGTTTTTTAGAAGATGATGTTAACTTTGTAACTGACGATCCAACAGGTCAGTTTTCAACAGAAATACAAGACCAAGCTGTAATAAATATATTTAAGAAAAAAGTTGAAAACTTACCTATTTTTGATGGTAAGTTTTTTGTTAAGATATATATAGACGATACGTTTAGAACATACATTTCTCAAGATACTACTAAAAACCAACAATGGAGAACAGTTACATCTAAAAAAGTATATTCTATGAGAGAAAACCACCACGTGACGCATAGTATAAAGGCTACTGGTCATGGTGAAGATGTTAACGGAGACAATGCAACAGGTGGTAGATCAGCATATAGTCATCCTTTTGGTAGATTTGCTTGTTATTTTAGAAGATATGATTATGGTAATACAGAGTGGCCAACTGATGATATGGACGACATACAGGGGTTGGACATGTCAACGTCTAAATATAGATTTGATTCTCCAAGTAATAGTGGTACTATAACGAATAATGGCACCACTCCAAGCGTACCTTGGTTTACTGAGTTTTATCAATACACTGGTTTTCACAGGAGTTCATCTCAATATTATGGTGCTACAAATGTTTATAGTGCCGGTGTTAATGCCAGCGCTGCTCATAGTTATCTTGATAATAATAAAGTTGCTGATCGTTTTGCTAGGAAAAATGAGGTTTGGTTTTTAGACATGTACAAACACGTTGATAAAGCTACGGCTAGTCAAAATTCTTTAAATTATTTTCAGCACCCATCGTCACAAGCAGACCAATTTGACATGAGTGATTTATCAATTGGTGGTATAGGGCCTATGCAACCTATTGGTAGTACCTCGGGTACAGATGCTTTAGATATTTCTACTGGTTACCACCATTTTAAATTAACACTTGGTCCTATTTTCTTAAACAAATCTATAGGAAATCAAACGGCGGAAAACGAATACTCTGCTCTTCCTGTAGGGGGTGGAATATTCACACATGGTTTAACTCAAGGAACGAATTTTGATAATTTTTTTGCTGTAGGAACAGGTAATCCAAACTACCAGGATTTATCAACAACTCTTTTTACTGATAGACTTAACCCAGGTAGCACATGGAGATGGGCTGAAGATCCAAATTTAAAAGAATATAATATCACTGGTAACGTATACCAAAATAATATTTTAAGGTATTATACTCATGGGGGCTATGATGATGCCGGAGAGATTTTAAGAGAGACTGCTGGATCCCTGACTAGTGGTGGAACGCTTGGGGATGGTGGCCATTTTAACGGCGCTCAATTATCACCAAATTTTAATAAGACATGGCGGTGGACACAGGAGCACGTTTCAGGGCAGTTAAACTGGGTGCCAGCGGACGTAGGTGGTATACAATCAGATATAGGACCAATAATTGGTGGTAGAAAAACATCTTTAACCACTGCAAACCCAGTTTCAGGTTCAGGTCCTTTTGGTAACCATCTTGGTCCTGGATCAACGTCTAGTACTGGAGATGATTCAAGTTCAGTTGGTATAAATCACCATTATATAGTGGTTACTCAAGCATCCTATTTAGCGGCTACCGATCAATTTGGAAATTCTTGTAGAGTAGTACCGGGTTATGTGGTAACTAGTTATGTAAATGAAAGCGCTCAAGCTGTTGTCTGTGACACTGGAACAACCAAACCTCATTTAGTTGTTAGAGATGTTATTGTTAATAATGGAATATATAACGGTGTAGCTTCTACAAAAATATATTTAACAGGTTATATGGAAGCTTTAGATTTAACTCATGTTGTAAGGTGTGATCCAAGCACAAGTATAACCTTTGCGCAAGGAGCTATGAATGGTTATAGTCCTAACTCTGCAGCTAGAATTAGTTTGCAAAAAAGTACAACGGGTACTGGGGCATTTACAACTAACGCTAACACAGGGGTTAATACAGGTGGTAGTGTTAATTTATTATACGCTGTTGGTTACACAATGGAGTTTATTGAGCCTAGTTATGATAATATAACTTTGCCAGAAAACCCAGCTATATGGGAGACAGAACCTAAAGACAGTGCTGATTTAGATATATATTATGAAGCAAGTGATTTAATACCTATAAAACTAGATGACAGTACAGATTCAGGGTTTTTACCTTTGCAACAAGAGCAAATTGGGTTTCAACTTATTGGTACGTTTGAAAACTGTACTATTGAAACTCATGTAAGCGTGCAAGGTTTTTCTATACCTACTGGAACTGTTATAAACTCTATATCAGGAAACATTTTAACATTATCTCAACTTCCTACAGGTGTTGGTGGTAATCCAATAGCTATAGGTAATAACGATAATGTAAATATAATAAAACCAGATGGTAGTATATTTACTTCAACTGTTGAAAGTATAAGTGATTTAGAATTAACTATAGACGCTTTCACTTGGAAACATTATCATACTTTAAACTGGTATAATTGTTATTCTTTTGGAAATGGCGTAGAATCTAATAGAGTTAGAGATAGTTTTAATGCTCCGTTTATGTCTAATGGTGTTAGAGCTTCATCTACTTTAGAAGAAAAAATAGAACAAGAAACTAGAAAATATGGTTTGATATTTTCTGGAATATATAATGCTGTTAGTTCTACAAATAGCTTAAATCAATTTATACAAGCAGAAAAAATAACTAAAGAAATAAATCCAATATACGGAAGCATTCAAAAGTTACACTCAAGATCTACTGCTGATGGTGATTTAATTACTTTATGTGAAGATAGAGTTTTAAAAATACTAGCTACTAAAGACGCTATATTTAACGCAGATGGTAATCCTCAGTTAGTGGCTAATGTAAACGTTCTTGGTCAGGCTATACCATATGCTGGAGAATACGGTATATCTAAAAACCCAGAGTCATTTGCATCAGAGTCTTATAGAGCTTATTTCACAGACAAACAAAGAGGTGCTGTGGTTAGATTATCAAAAGATGGGTTAACACCAATATCTGATCACGGCATGAAAGATTGGTTTAGAGATCATTTAAAGCTTAGTGATAAACTAATTGGTAGTTATGATGATAAAAAAGACGAATATAATATAGCTTTAAAAACTAACGAGCCACTACAACCAGAATACGGTTCACAAGAATATGTACTGTCTTTTAAAGAAGACATAAGAGGTTGGGTAAGTTTTAAATCTTTTATTCAAATGGAAAGTGGTATTAGTATGGCTAGCAACTACTATACTTTTTATGAAGGTAAAATATATCAACACCATGCAGAAACTGGTAGCTTTAATAGTTTTTATAGTATTACAAATCCTTCTTCTATAACATTTTTATTAAACGATAGTCCTAGTGTTGTCAAAAGTTTTAAAACATTGTTATATGAAGGTTCTCAAGCAAAAGTAACTCAAGAATTACAAGATGGTCAATATTATAATTTAATTGAGAAAAAAGGTTGGTATTTACAAAATATAAACACTGACATGCAGTTTGGCGCAAATGTTGAGTTTATAGAAAAAGAAAACAAGTGGTTTAACTATATTAAAGGTTTTGAAGGAGGTGAAATTGAAGAAGAAGATTTTACTTATCAAGGTATAGGAGTTGTAAATTCTTCTCAACTTCAAATAATTAACTCAATAATACAATCATAAACATGGCAAACGGATACGGAGGTTCATCAAGTTCATCAAGTTCATCATACTCTTCTAGCAGTTCTATTACACAAACCGATAGAGCTCCAGCTCCACCTGGTTTTCACTATATGCCAGATGGAACTCTTATGTCAGACGTTGAGCATGAAAAATTATACAACAAAAGCGCGCAAGATGAAAAAACAAAAGTTATAAAAAATTTTAACATAGATCTTAGTAATATTAAAGCCGCTGGCGAAAGTAGACGTTTTATAGTGCAAGGTGATAGTAATTCTGTATTTACTTTAATAGTAAAAAACAACCACGATAACTATTACAACTTTACAACTGAAACATTTACAACCACACCAAATAGTTTACAAGAAATTATTAAGTCTAGAGCATATAACGGAAGTATTAAGTTTCCTGCTTTACCTGATACTAATACTGATACTTATGATTTTTATTTAATAGCTAGTTTACAAGAAAACACAAAACATAGTCAATATAAAGAAGCTAGATACGCTGATAACACTGTGGATTTTAATTCTTCTAGTGGATCTGATTCCGCGGTGTTGTTAAAAAAAATATACCAAGAAGCTGATAAAACAGTTACATTAACGGCTATTTCTCCAAACGCATTAACTGGTTTTAGTGGTGTTAGCATAACCACCGACGCCGTAACCGTAAGTGGTAGAAATAGAGGGGAAAAATTATCATTCACTATTGTAGCTACAGCTAATACGAATAGAAATTTTGTTATACAAAGACAGCCCTTGGCAGAAGATTTCGCTGCTTATGTAGAGAGAACTATTGGTAGCGCTAGTTTACCTATTTCTGGTGAAGACGTAAGTTCATCTACTTATTATAGATGGCCAATAAACAACATTGTTGGTTTGCTACCTGGTATGTTTTTGGCTCCATCTTCTGACGTTACTGCTGGCACGGTAATAAGCGATTACAAGGTAACAGTTGAAGAAACAGTTGTAAAAAAACAAAAAACTTCATTAGGTTCTTTTATCTCAAAATCTTATACTAAAGATTCTACTATTGATTTTGTGAAAGCAATAGAGCCAACAGCTCCGGCTGTTTTGACAAACGGTGTTGTAACTAGTCAAGCTGGTAATGTTGTTTTTAATCTACAACAAGCAGACGCTTTAAAAGATAACGATATAAAAATATATGGTTATGGTTCTTCGTCTATTAAAAGCCTTAGTGGTTATGATCTTAAATTTAGTAATTTAAAAGTAGAATTAACACCAGTAACAACTACTGTAGATGGAGTTGTTAGCAACAGTACAAATGTAACTGTAGACGAAAGAGCTGGTATAAGAGATAAAGTTAGTACTGTAACAGGTGTTGGTATTGATGTTTCTGCAGCAATACCTACTGTAGATAGTGGTGCTGGCGCTGTAAACGGTAATGGAACTATAGTTCTTAGCGCGGCACAAACTTTAGAAGATGGTATAACACTAACATTTGGCGGCGCTAGTAGAATAGCTACGATAACAGGTGAGGTTGAAGTACTTGAAGCTGGAGCATCAGATGTAGTTATACGTCTTGATTTAGAAAAAATATTAACCGCAACATAATAAAATAAACATGGCATTAAACACTGAGGCTAGTATAGGTAATTTAAATTTTGATATAAATTTTTCTCTACAAATTGGAGATCTTTTGTATTGTAATCCCATAAGTTCTTCTATTGGTGGTTTTTCTACTTATGTCACAACAAAATTAATTGGCGAAGTTACAGAAATAAACACAGAAGAAAGTTATATAGGTTTTAACTTTAGTTCAATAGGTTTGACTAGCGCTCAAATAAATTCTGTTTTTAATTTGTCTGCACAAAGTTTTATTACTTTTAAAAAGAATTTATCTGTAAATAGTAGTAGTTTAAAAGGTTATTATGCTTTATGTGAATTTGTAAATAACGACTACAACAATAGAAACGAATTGTTTTCTGTTGGCTCGCAAGTGTCTATAAGTAGTAAATAAAGCACAAAAACTGTGACTATATTAGATATAAATTAAATTAAATTATGTCTAAAAACGAATTACAAAAAATATTTGATAATACACCAGCAAAATCTTATAAAGAAAAGGTAAAACAAATAGAAGATTATTTTGTTAGTATTGCGGACGGCGAAAATATAATTGGCAACGGTAAAGAAATAACTTATGCTGAAGGACTTTGGGAATACAAACACTCTTTTGCAAACGGTTTGTACATGCGAGAAATGAAAATGAAAAAAGGTCAATTAGGTTTTTCAGCAATACACAAACACAGTTATGGCTTTTTTTTACTATCAGGTTTACTAGCAGGAACAAAAGAAGATGGTATTGACGAGTTTGTTGCGCCATGTTATATAGTGTCACCACAAGGCGCTAAAAGAATTGTTTATGCTATTGAAGATTGTGTTATAGTAACAGTACATGCAAATCCTACAAACACTCAAGATTTAGATGAGTTAGCAAAAATAAACGTAGTGTTTGATTGGGATGACTATGAAGAATTTATAAAAAATAAAAAATGAGAATATTAATTAAAAAATATATATTATGGCTTGGGGTGCAGTAGCAGTTGGTGTTTCGGCGTTAACTGGATATATGGGTGTTCAGAGCGCTAATAAAAATAGAAGATTAGCAGCGGCACAAGCTAGAGACGCTAAAAAAGAAAGAATAAAACAACAAGAGCTGTTAGATATAGAAAAGGAAAGGTATAGAAGTATGCAGTTTAAAAATCCTTTTGAAAACATGGAAAACGCTTTTGAAGATTTAACTGTAAATCAGCAAGCAGCTCAATTTCAAGCCCAACAATCCTCTCAACAATTAGCAGATGTAATGGGTGGACTACGTGATGCGGCTGGTGCTAGTGGTATTAGTGGTTTGGCTCAAACATTAGCTAATCAAGGTGCTTTACAAATACAAAGAATATCCGCTGGTATAGGACAACAAGAGGCATCAAACCAAAGACTAGCAGCACAAGGTTCTATGCAAAATCAATTAGCAGAAAAACAAGGCCTACAAAACATCGAACAAGCAAAAAGAGATAGACAAGCAACTTTACTTGGCATGCAAATGGGTGAAGCTACTGGTGCTAACGCGGCTTTTTCTCAAGCTCAAGCAAACCAAATGAGCGCACAGATAGCTCAACAGCAAGCTTTAATACAAGCTATTCAAGGTACAGTAAGTACTGGTATGAAAGCAAATGAGGGTGATTTATTTAGAGACGAATATTTTGGGTATAATACAGAATTTTTAACATAATAACATGGCAATAGATAACAAATTAATAGAAGCATCTTTTAAACACAGCTTATCACAAGCAAAAGTAACTGCTCCAGATTTAACGCCTTTATATCAAGGTGCTATAGACGCTACAGCTAGTTATTATAAAGCAATGGATAATGTGTTCAAAGGTTATATAGAGTTAGAGCAAAAAATGGAGGTAGGTAGACACAAGCAGTTAAGTGAATTTCAAAAAACATTGCAAAAACAAAAACAAAAACTTATTGACAAAGGTGAAACAATGAGTCAAAAAGTTATCGATGCTTTAGACATGGAAGTAAGGAGACTTCAAGAAGAATTTATGGCTGTTAACACATATGGTAGAGATGATAATGTTGAAAACCAAAGAGCAAGAACAAGGTTGAGTTCTGAACTTGAAAGAGTTATAAACGAGGCTTATAACGCTAGGCAAACATTTGAGTTATTATATGAACAAAAAGATTCATGGATTGATGGTGCTTTAAGCGCTGATGTTATAGCTGCTCAAAACAAAATGATGGGTATTGATATAGACAACGACCCAGATGTTTATGTTGGCTTTGTAGATGGTAAATTAACTTTTTATGCAAGAAACTTTAAAAAAGAGTATAAAAGCGTTAGAAATCCAGATCCAACTTCTGTTGTTGGTTTTATAACAGAAGAGTATATGACTGGTGAAGCAGCTTTTAACATAGATCAAATGAGAGAAAATTTTCCAGCAGCTTTGTTAGAAAAAGACAATCAAATAATAGCTCTTGTAAACGATATAGAAGAACAAGCTTTTGATCGAGGAAAAGCAAATGAATCATCAAATTTAAATGTTGACGAAATTTTATCTCAATTAGATGTTATAATACAAACACCAGAACACTTTAGAAGCTTAGGCTTAAGAAGAGTTGGTATGGGTGGTAGTAACAGAAACATAACGCTTGGTAGACCTTCTTTTCTTACAGAATTAAAGTTTAGTGGAAAATATGGTATACAATTAGAATTAATGGATGCAACGTTTAAGGAAATGTTTGAGGAAATGATAGAAGCGTTTGGCGGAGACGGTGTTATAGATCAAAACGATATTGAAAACGCCGCAAACCCAAGAATATTTAGAGAAAATTACAATGAAATGATTAAAGTCTTAACAGATATAGAAAATCCTAATTTTAATCTTGAAAGGTCTAAAAAACTTTTAATTGGTCATTTTAAAGAAATAATAGAAGAAAAATACAAAGCATCATATCTAAAAGGTTTACCAAAAAATGCTCAAAACAGAACAATTGAATTATTTGGTAAAACAGTAATAGCTCCAACAAGAGGAAATGAAGTTGAAGATTACAACACTGTTTTAGCTATATCAGAAGGTCAACAATATATTACCCTTGGTGGTAGAAATAAAATAATATACAAGTTTGATCCAAGTACAGGTAATTATGTAGCTCATGGATATCCTAACAAAACTCCTTTTACAGGTGCTGACAGAACGGTTCACACGCGTCACGAGTTAATAAACACATACGGTGGTATATATAGCAATGTTGATCCTAACTACGACTTTGGTTACGAGGGTAGATAATAAACTATTATTAATATGAATAACACGGAAGAAATCGAAATAAAAGACGTTATAAACATTAATAATGTTACTACTGGTGATATTATTAAAATGAACAGAGAACAGGTTAAACTTGTTCAAAAGCAGCTAGTAGATCTCGGTGCTGATCTTGGTAAAACTGGTCCTAATAAAGACGGTGCCGACGGGGATTGGGGACGTATATCTAGAGCTGCTTTTAGTTTTTATAAACAAGGTAACGATTTAAAAGATTTTGTACCACCTCCACCAATAAAAAAAGTTGACACAAGTAAAAATCCTTATCAAAAATCTAACGCTTTAAAAGACGTGTTAAAAGAATTTGTAATAACTGCACTAAACTCTTCACCATCTAGGTATAAAGAAGGTGTTGATTCTGATAATATTGATGTTGAAGATTTTGACTTCTGGAGTATTGTAGGTAAAAAGTTTCCAGATTTACAAGGTTATGATCCAAAACTGTTAAACGCGTATGCTAGTACAATAGATAAAAGATCTTTTGATACAAATCCTAATCAAATCCCTAAAATAGCAGATATTAATTGGGAAGAAATAAACGAAATGTATACCGATGATTTTAATTTTTTAGCCCCTTCTCATGAATTAGCAAATCAAAACGGTAGGGGTACTGATGGTATTGTACAGCCTGTTGGATGGTGGGAAGATAAATACGCAAAAGAAAATGATCAATACGGCGATGGTCTTGATGATAATTTTTGGTATCAAGGTGGAGGTCCAGATATGATGTTAGGACCGTATACGAAGTCAAGCGACGAAGGTAACACTTGGACTCCCATGACCATAGAAGAGATTGATTTATATGAGAAAAAAAGAAAAAGAAATCAAATTAATAGGTGGAGAAATCAATCTAATTTAGATAGTGAACAAGCAATAAAGTATTCTACTCCATTAGAAAACGCTTATAGATTTTCTCCATCAGAAAAACAAGAAAATGCTGTTGTTGCTAAAAACAAAAGTGCTATTGATGATATTCTTTCAAAAATTAGAAAGTATAATGCTTTAGTAGCAAAGCAAGGTGATTATTATAATCCTAGTGCACTTTCTCTTACCAATGAAAATCAGGGAAGTTATATTGTAAAAGATCAAAATGGAAAAATTGTACATAATTTAGCTTGGGGTGTAGGGTCAAATCCTTGTAAATATAGTGGTGGTAAAGTTGTAAAAAGCAGTTACTTAGGCTGGGACTGTAATAAATTAAGAGCACTTGTTAGCGATCCTAAATTTATAAATGAAAGAAAGTTACAGCTGTCTATAAAGGGTACTTGGACATATTTTAAATATTTAAAAGCTAGGAACAAACTGCAAAAGTTAGATAAAGAAAGAGGATTGATAACTGACAACGTAGGCCCATATAGATTTATAACAGGTACTCTTGATCCAAATTTTGAAGGAGTTCCTTTGTATAAAGTTTTTGATAATACTCCATCTGAAGGCGCTGGAGATGAATTTGTTCAAAGTGGTGATTATTATTTAAACCAATCAAACGGACAAAAGTATCAATATATTGATGGGAAGCACGTGGTTCAAGAAGAGTTTCCTTTTCAATGGACTACCGAAAGAAATATTAGAAGAGAGATGAACCAAATGTTTATTGACGATGCTGCAGCTGAAATAACACAAAACAATGTAGAAAATTATGTTGACAACAATCAATCATGGTGGCAACTTACAACGCCAGCCACTCAGAAAAAACTAACAAAAGACACAGAAGCCGCGTTAAAAACTTTAGGCAAAGATGCTAAAAAAAATGTTACACTTTTAAAAACAACAATAGGTCTTATTGAAGATGGGCAAGTTGAAATAAGTAAGTTGTTAAAATCATATAGAACAAAAGCCGAAGAAAAAGCAAATTATTTTACAGCTAAATCAGAAGAGATTGATTTAAAGTTTGAGCGAATAGGTAAACCAGTAACATATGGTCCTTTTAAATGGGGTGAATATCAATACAACGCATATAATAGCATTGTAAAAGAAGCTAATGATTTAAAAGCTGAATACAACACTGCACAAAAAGAATTAGAAAACGAACGCATACAAATAAAAACCCTACAAGATCAACAAAAAAGTAATGTAGTTGCATATAACAAGTACTTACTAACAGCAGAAAGTCTTGTTAAAGATGAAGAAGAACTTATTGAGTTTCACAATCATATATCAAGAAATGGACATCCTATAACTTTTGCTGCTGCTAAACTTTTAGCTAGCGCAACATCTATTGCTAGTGGTCTTGAAGGCTTAATAGCTGAGATACCTATGAATATAGAGAAAATAGTACCAGGTCATTGGACAGATGAATACCCTACTATTAACGCTATTACGTCAACGCTTGAAGGTTGGGGAGATTCTTTTGAGGAATGGAGGGGAGGTATACCTATTGTTGAAAATGGTAAATTTACCGGTCAATATACCAGCGGTTATAAGGCGGAATTAAAAAACTTTGTTGCAGAATTACATAATGGTGTTACAGTAATGCCAGAGTGGGGAAATCTTAAATCTGCTGAAGATTACGGTATGTATATATTTGGATCTGTATCTCAGTTCTTGCCACAACTTGTAGTACTATATGCTAGTGGTGGTACCGCTGGGTTATCAATTCTTGCTGGCTCTGCAGCAGGTAGTAGTTTGGATGAATCTAGATTTTCAAATCAACTTGGTACCACTGATTATAGTTTGGCACAAAGATGGATGCACGCTGGTCTTATATTTGGCGCTGAGTACACTACTGAAAAATTTACACTTGGTATACTAAAAAGAACACCAAATCCTTTAAAAAAACGTATACACACTGGTTTTGTTGATACTTTTAAGAAAACTTTTCAGCCAAAAAGCTTAGGTCTTGGCGCTTATTATATGACTGGAGAGTCGTTGTCAGAAGGAGCTGCAACGGTGTTTGGGCAAAACTTAGGCGATAAATTTATTTATGGCATGAACGAGGTGAGCATATGGAGAGACGCTCCTGAATCTATGGCTCAAGGTCTTATTATGGAGCGTACTGTTACTATGCCTGGTGTTATAGCTAATAATTTTATAAGGCCTTTTGTAGGTAAAACCTATGAAATGAAGATAGATTTATATAACAACAGACTAAAAAATATTTCAGATAAATTAAAAAATCCAGCCTTAACTTCAGATAAAAAGATGAGATTGCTCAGCGAGTATATGGATATTACTTTAGAACGAAGCGCTTATTCCCAAGAAAACTTCGAGAATGTTGATATGATGAACGAAAAAGAAGTTGAAGAGTTAATAGAAATAGACGTAAAACTTCACGAGCAAAGAAAAAAAGAAGATGATATAAGAGAGGACAACGACTTAAATAGAGAAGAAAAAATAGACGGAATAAAAGAAAGTCGTATAGAAGAAAATAAACTAAAAGATAGAAGAAATCAAATTGTAGAGCCATATGAAAATGTTGAAACTAGAGAAAAAAAGGTTAAGCAATATAAAGAGAATAAAAAGTGGCTTATAGATAAAATTAAAAAATACAACGATCGTAGAGATAAAAAATACGGTGTTGGTAAAGG